TAGCTGACCAAGCTGACGGAAGAGAACAGCTTCATGAAGGGCCAGATGTCGGTCCTCGAGAAGCAGCCGTCTGGTGGCCCGCGTCCGCGCGTATTCAGCGGCATGGAAGCCACCGGCCTAGCGTCGGTGCTCAGCCCTGACCCGAAGGCGCAAGCCAACGAGGCGATCAAGAAGGCGTACCACTCGATCGATCCAAACGATCCGGACGCCACCACGCAGGCGATTTCCAAGATCATTGGAACGCAGGCAGCCAATCCCAGAGCTTTCGGGAAGAGCTTTAACGATCCCGATTATCACGGCAACGTGGGCAAATAAGCGAACGCAGGTTCGCAGCAAAAGAGAAACGAACCCGGTGATCCCGGAGGGAAAAAGCGATGAACGAAATTGAGAAGCTGCTCGAAAACAAAGCCTACATCGACTCGATTGCCCAGAAGGTTGCCCAGATCAACAAAGCTGACACCTTCGACCAGTCGACCGGTCTGGTGTGGTTCGACCTCAGCCACATCGTCCAGTTGATGTTCCCCTTCAAACAGTTGATCCCGCTGATCTCGAAGCTGCCGCGCGTCAAAGCCAACGGCGGCACCGGGCACAACTGGAAGCGCATCACGGCCATCAACGTGAACAACGTCTCCGTGGGCGTCTCCGAAGGCAACCGCGGCGGCGGCATCGCCGTCACCTTGCAGAACCAAAGCGCGAACTACAAGACGCTGGGTCTGGAAGGCAGTGCCTCGTGGGAAGCGCGTTTGGCCGCAATGAACTTGCAGCCCGACGCCTTGGGAAACACCATCCAGGCGACTCTCCGGTCAGTGATGATCGGTGAAGAGCAGACGCTGATCGGCGGCAACGCCTCAACGGTGCTCAATCAGCCGGCATTGACGGTCACGGCGGGTGCAGGGGCCGGTTCGGCGCTTTCCGCAGTCGAGTACTACGTCGTCTGCGTGGCGCTGACCCATGCTGGATGGCTGGCTTCTTCGCTGGCCAACGGATGTCCCGCGCTGATCAGCAAGACAAACACGGACGGCACGGTCGATTATGTCGGCGGCGGCTCGAGCTTGCCATCGGCTGAGGGCAACACCGGCGGAGCAATCACTGCCGCGGCACAGGTCACGGCCTATGTGACTCCGGTCCCGAACGCAGTTGCTTATGCCTGGTACTTCGGCGCCACGAGCGGCCTAACCCGGCTGCAGGCGATCACCCAAGGCAACAAGGTGATCTTCAATGCCGCGCCTTCGTCCACCAGCCAACTGATCACGGCGCTCAAGAACCCCGCTTCGGCTACCTCTCCCTGGAACGCTTCGGCTTACCAGGACCATAGCTGCAACCTGCTGCTGCCCGATGGCATTCTGAGCCAGATCACCGGCTCCGTATTCGGCTCGGCACCTGGCACGGTGATGTCAACCAACATCAGCCTTCCGTCTCTGGCAAGTGGAACTCTGGCGCTGGCTTCGAGCGGAGCGATTGTCTTCACCGGCGCCACCGGCAACACCGGCCTGACCATCTCGGGAATCAACGTCGCCGAATGGGACGCGGTACTGCAGGCGGCTTACGATCAGTACAAAATCGGCTTCGACAAGATCCTGATGTCCTCGGCCGATATCGTGAGCCAACTCTCTCCGCTGCTTGGCGAAGCATCGGCAACCCTGTTCCGCATCATGTTCGAGGCTGACAGCGCCAGCGGGCGCATCATCGCCGGCCGCAAGGTGACGTCGTATCTGAACAAGTTTTACGGCAATACCTTGGATATCGAGATTCACCCGTACCTGCCTCCCGGAACGATGCTGTTCTGGTCGGATCGCGTGCCCTACGAACTGAGCGGGACACCGAACATCCTGGAAGCGCATGTGCGGATGGATTACACCCAGATCGATTGGCCGCCGCGCACCCGGCGCTATGAGTACGGCGTGTACCTCGACGAGGTATTCGCTGGCTACTTCATGCCGGCCTTCGCGCTGCTGACCAACATCAACCCACCGACCGGTGTCCCCGTAGTCTAACCGGACGACCGGACACAACCCGAGGCGGCCGGAGAGCTATTCGGCCGCCTTCTTTACAGCAAAGGGAGATGGATCATGGTCAGGATGAAAGCACCCCAGGGAATAACCCAGGGCAATTGCAACGGAATCCCCTTCAAGGTCACGAACGGCTATGTAGAGGTCCCGGAACCTTGCGTCCGGAGCCTGCGAGACATGGGCTTCAAAGACACCTACATGGAGCTGACCACGGCTACCGACGAAGAAGTCAAGCAAGCCATGGCTGCGCAGAAGCCCGCTGAAGTACAGAAGCCCGCTGAGACCGTTCAAGGCACGGCCGCGGATATCGCGAAGAGCGCCGCCGCCGAAGCTGCCAACGCTGCAAAACCTTCCCAGAAGGCGAAATAAGCAATGCCGCACCTGGTTGATTTGACGACACTGGCGGACTTGAAGAACTTCATCAGTCCATCTTTGTCGTCAACGTCCGGCTCGGATGCAACGCTCGCGAAGACGATCACGGCGGTTTCGATCGGCATCAACCGTTACGTCTCGCGCGCTCTGGCCGTGGGCTCATTCGCTGAAGTGCGCAACGGCAATGGGCGGCCATCGATGCGGGCTCTAACCTACCCGGTTCTTTCAGTCGCATCAGTCGTCATCTCGCCGGTTGCAGGTTCACCAGGTCGCACGCTCTTACCCTCAAACGGTAGCCAGGCCGCAGCAGTCACTTGGGATAAGTGGTTCGTCTACCTCCAGGCGGCGATCTTCGAAGAGGGCAAGCAGAACGTCACGCTGAATTACACCGGCGGATTCATCACTCCAGGTCAATTGCAGGTTCTCGCGCTTCCCGCATGGGCGCCTGCAGCGGTGACGCTCCCGAACGCACAGGTGCAGGTCGCAGGCTTCTATTATGAGGCCGTGAATGCCGGCACTACGGGCGGGAGCGCACCGGCTTGGTTTACCACTCGAAACTCTCTGACGAGCGACAACGGTATCCTGTGGCGCTGCCTCGGAGCGCTGCCTGTGTTACCCGTGAACGCCGACATGGTACCGGATGACTTTCAGCAGGCCTGCATGCAGCAAGCGGCGCTCCTGTTCAAAAATCGCACGCGAGTAGGTGATACTGGTACCGGCATGGGTCCTGATCGGGTTAACTATTTTCTCAAGGAAGCGCACCCCTCAACGCTGGCGCTGCTCAATTCGCATCGGGAAGTCTTTCCGATCGATGGCATGGGGGTGCAGTAATGCAGATCACCGTTCAGGGAGGCAAGCGCATCCAGGCCAAGCTCAAGAGCATGGACCCGGCCATAAGAGCGGAAGCGCGACGCGAGCTGGGCATAATTGGCGAGCACCTGGCCACCTATGGACGTGAGCACTTCGAAGAGTCAGGGCTGCATGTTCGCTCTGGCGATCTTCGGCGCTCAATGGCAATGATGCCGGTCGTAGAAGATTCGCGCGGACTCAAGGGCGGCATGCTGGCTAGCCAAGGGCTTCCGTATGGACCAGCTCAGGAGTTCGGCGCGACGATTCTCCCGCGGACCAGCACTTATCTCACGATCCCGCTAGACGAGGCGCTGACCGCAGCCGGCGTCGCGAGGTTCTCGGCGCGCGATGCTGAGGCAGCCGGATATAAGACATTCTTTCGCGGCAAGATCATGTACGGCGTGAAGGACGGGCAGTTGTTTCCGCTCTTCGTGCTGGTGCCTCAAGTCACGATTCTGCCGCGGCCGTTCGCGGGCCCAACGCTCGACGCGAACCGCGCCTGGATTGAAAAGAGACTCAAGGGAGCAGTTGACGCAGGCATCAAGGGGGCTGAGTAATGGCCTATTCTTGCGACGATTGGAGAATTGTTATCGACTGGCCTTCCTATGAGGTGAATTGCGAAGGGCGGGTTCGCCGTGCCATCGATGCAAGACGAAACAATTACAAACGCGGGCGGCTCCTGCGTGTATCCCTGGATCAGGATGGATATTTACAAGTCACGCTGAATGAAAACGGAGAAAAGAAGGCGCAACACATTCACAAGCTTGTCTGTGTAGCATTCCACGGACACGCGCCAAGCCCACAGCACCAGGTTAGGCACTTAAATGGAAATAAGCTGAATGTCCATCCTGACAATTTGTGCTGGGGAACAAGCGCCGAGCAGCACGAGGATCAGGCCAGACATGGAACTGGCACCGCAGGGGAAAGGAATCCGCGAGCCTTAGTCACCCAAGAAAAGGTTGATGGAATTCGCGCCGATTACGCAAAAGAGCTGACAGGCCGCTTACGCGTGAGGCGCGGATGGTATCCCGAGACGCAACAGAAACACGGGATAACGAGAGGCCTTCTGGCGGGTATCGTCATGGGAAGAAACTGGCGATCAGGCGTAGAGAAGAGGCCTTTGGCTAACAGAGAAATGCGTTGGCAGAAGCGGGAGGAACAGCGTGTCCTTGGGGCGTGAGGCCATATATTCCGCATTCTTCGCTCAGTTGAAGACCGCGCTGATGGCTCCCACCGGCCCATTTAACTATTCCGGACGAAGACCTGTACCGGATTCAGGTTTATCGGAAGAGCAGTACCCGGCGTTCATGATGTTGGAGCAGGGCGAGATCTACGATCGCAGCGTCCTGTTCGCACCGGCCCGGGTATCGCTGCTCTGCAACCTTTCGGTGATCTCGATGCAGGGCGAGGTCCCGGACGAGACCAACGTCACGTTCTTGAACAACCTTGCCGATGCGGTGGAAGACGCGATTCAAGGGGCATGCGGGCCAACGGCGCAACTTACGCTCTCGGGGTTAGTGCAGGAGTGC